CCATTGATAAATCATTAGGGTTAACACCTTTTTTATCATTAAATAAATAAACTCCTTGAGATTTAAAATCTTTATAAACCCTATCCATTCTACTAGGTCCATGTATACGATAATCTAAACGAATACCATTTAAATTTGTATTATCAGGTTCAATCTTTAAAATACCACCATCACCATATTTTCCATTTAATAAGTATTGTAAAGGATAATAACCCATATTAATCTTAGTCCATTTACCATTAACATGATCATATGTGTTTATTGTTTTTCCCGGCCCATTATAAACATAATTCATACTAACATATTTTAATAACTTACCTTGACTCCAATATGGATTTATTAATAAAGGTATATTCAATGAATCTCCCTCTGTTACACATTCCATATTAACTAAATTACTATTACTCAAAGAAGAATATATATCTTTATATATCTCATTAGCAGTTGTGTTTTTATAAACTTTTTTCTCTTTTGGGCCTTGATTCAAAATGTTATCTGTTATTTCAACAATTGATATTCTTATCTTTTTATAAGTTCTATCCTCAGTATCTACGTTACTTACTATTATATCTTGAATATAACCAACTATACATCTTAAAGCTGCGACTTCTTCTAAATAGTTACCATACAATATAATTTGTTTATGTTTTTTTAATTTTTCTTTTTTCCATAAACCTACAAACTCATTAACACCTTCATTTTCAATAAAATCCATTACTATAGTTTTATTGAAATCATTGATATCTTCTATAATATAAATATCGCTAGGTGTAAAATTTGAACCTTCCTCTAATGTAGACCAATTAAAAGCACCATTAAAAACATATTCCCTTTGTGTTTTTTCTGCCATTAGATATCCACATTTTCATAGTCTATTTTATTTAATGAATCATTTATACTAGATAATAGAGTTCTAATATGTACAGGTGATAACAACTTTAACTCTGTTATTTTATTTGTTATACCAAATTCATAATATAATTTAAATGGATCTTCTAAATCATTATATAATGCAATAACCCACCATAAACGACGATCATCATATATTTTACCTGCTACACTTGACCATGTATCACCTTCCTCTACTAAATATGTTCCATATTCAATAGTATTTTTTTTAAATTCATCTGTTATAGTATAAGAATTCCAAACATCTAAAATGGTTTTTGTATCTATTTTAGTTAATGGATATAAAGAACTAATATCATTATATTGAGGCATAGTATTTTATTTAGAAAAAATATATTCAATTGGTATTTATATTGAATTATTTACTAAATGTATTCTTTATTATACTATTAGCTGCGCCAAAAATAGCACTACCAACTTGTCCTTTTGATACAGTAATACCAGTATTTTTGTTATTAATCCAATCTTCACCAAATATCTTATCATAATTAGATGTAAAAGTTATTGATACTTCAGCATATGAAGGAAATCCACCTGTAAAACCATAATCTAATTCACCTGAAAAATCTTTTAAAGCATCAATACCTAATATCTTACCAGCACTTGTTATAGCACTTTTACCAGTATCTAATACATTAGGGAATATTGAATTAACCATACTAGCTATACCAGATTCACCACCTTGAGCACCACTATCAACTATACTTTTTATTGAGTTAGCAAATTGAAGAGTATTTTTATAACCACCTGTGAAGCTACGAACTGGTGCTACCCAAGGTGAATTGTATTGAATATTTAATCCTGAAATATGACAATGATCCATATCCATTAAACCATTTGACGATTCCAAAGACCAAAAACTAGGAGCTGTACCACTTCTATATCTCCAGTTATTACCACCCTCAGACGGAAAAGCATCTGCTAAAGTAGCTTTTGACTCTTTTAGTTTTTCAAGTAATGAATTAACGTCTTTATCTTTTCCTTTAAATGAATCTATATTTACATCCTCATTACCTCTAGAAGCACCCAATGAATCAAGTGAATTACTTTGTCCATTTAAAATTTTTAATAATGAATCAATATTATTTTTCTTTATTTGAGGATAAGCTAGATACGTTAATAATTGAGCAGGTAAAACAACTTCCTTATAAGGATCACTATGAGCTAATAATATAAAATTGACAGTATATGATGGTTTACTAGATCCTTTATAAACAGGTGCTACTTCTAAACCACCTATGTTTTCTCTATAAATATCAAACACTTTTCCTTGTGGTAATTTCCCAGCAGCATCAATACCTCTTTTAATAAATCTAGAAGCGTTACTAATATTTTCAGCACTAGAAGCAAAAATAGAGTCACCCCATTCAAATGAATGATTTATAGATAAGGATGGTTGATTATATAAAACTTCCATTTCAAATACAGGAACCTTATCATTTTTATTTTCAATTGGTTCACCTTTTTCATCAAACATAGATATTTCATGATTTTTAGCTTTCAATCTAATTTTAAATAAATCTTTACCAATATTATAATCGGTTAATAAAGGATTACTTGGTAATAACAATCTTTCAGAAGTAGGAGTTGCTTTATTACCAAATAGTCCACTTAATGCTGAACTAAAGTTAGCAATACCTACGTCTCCAAAATTAGGTAATTTAAATGGCATTTCTATAATCCTATAATTGAATTTGACATACTATGAAAATGTTTAGAACTATTATAAACATCATCTTTTTTATTATTTATACTAGAAATTAAGCCTTGTATGTTATTTTGACCACTTATAACATTTTGTAATAATGATAATACCAATGATATTCCTTCTGAAGAATCTAACTCTTCTAAATTATATTTCATTTTATCAACCAATTTATCACAAATTTTATCAACCCATTCATCGCCTCTAGGTGAGTCTAAATCAGATACAACAGCTTCATTTTTATGTAATATAGCAGGAATTTCTTTCTCTTCTGAAGTAGTTATACCACCTTCCCTCATTTTAGCATAAGGCATTTTAATTTCAATAGGTTTTGGTACTATATCACTTATTACTTCTTTGTTTTGTTCTTCTCTATCTAAATTTTTAAGAGTTTGTTCTATATATGAAAGTTCAGAGTCTTTACTACGAAAACTTTTTGATCTTTTAAACATAAAAGGATCTTCTTTAACTATAGTTTCCTTTTCCATAGGTTTAACTATAGTTGTTTCTATTGGTTTAACTATAGTTTCCTTTTCAATAGGCTTAACTATAGTTGTTTCTATTGGTTTAACTATAGTTTCCTTTTCAATAGGTTTAACTATAGTTGTTTCTACTGGTTTAACTATAGTTTCCTTTTCAATAGGCTTAACTATAGTTGTTTCTATTGGTTTAACTATAGGATATGTAACATTATTTGTATTATCTATTGAATCAACTTTAGATACTTCTTCTTTTAATTTAAAAAATTCCGTTTTATTATCTTCTACATTTTTTAAAATATTTTTTATTTGAATATCTATTTCACTTTGTTTTTCTTCTTTAGTTTGTCTAGTACCAAATAGTTTAAAACCATCATCCGTAGCAGACTTTCTTTGTTCTCTTAGAATATTTAATTGATTTTCTAACTCTATAGTATCTTTTTTTAAATTTTCCATTTTTACAGAAGAAGGTATATCTTGTTCCATTCTTTTTTGGTTTCTATCTATAGCTGAATCTATTGATTCTTTTAATGAAGTAGGTAAGAAAACCTTAACAGAATCAGGTATTGTTTTATTTAAAAGTAATAATATAGAGTCTTTTAATACAGTAATTTTATCAGTAACCCAATCACCTATACTAGACAATGGACTAACAATATAATCTTTAAACCATTGTTGTTTAGTTATATCAACTCCAAATATACTAGAAATACTTTTTAGTATATCTAATGGCATACTTATATAAGACTTAAAAAGATCACTACCATGTGATAATACACCATTGATATCACCATTAAATATAGATGATATAATACCTTTGCCATTATTAATTATATTCTCAAATACACTTATTACTGGTTTAATTTTATCATATATAGTATTTATTACAGGACTTACAACATCAATTATAGGTTGAATATAGTCTTTATACCATTGTTGATTTGATATATCAATAAACATACCTATTATAGATGTTTTTAAATCTGTAATAACAGTTGAAAACATACCACCGACTTCACTAATACGATCCATCATTGGATTTATAAAATTTAATATAGAATTTTTTATATCAACTACTTTAGATGTTATATCAGTCCATGTATTAGAAAACCATGTAGTTATATTATTAAAAACACCTTTAGCAGACTTAACTATATCAATATCAAACATATTAAAAAATTCTTTTATAGGAGTAAATATTATTGTATTAAGTGTTAATTTCAATTGATCTAATCCTAAAGAAAAGAATTTACCAAAATGAGATTTCACACCTTCCCAATCTCCATTAAATATAGAAGCTACAACACCACTTACAGATTTACCCATATTAAATAAATTTTCTAATGATGTGAAAATACCATCAACAACATTACCTAAAGAGTTAGATAAAAAATCACCTATCTTTGTCATTACTTTAGCCACTGGATGATCTTTACCAAATATAAAACCAAACACATCACCAATAGCACTAGGAATATCGGTAAATGATTTTAAGAATGAACCTAAAGAAACTTTTGTAAAAGTCCATATTTTTTCTCCTAACGTAGATTTTACGTTTGAACCTTCACCAAACACAGCTTTGTACCCTTCCCATAAAGACATGCCTATTTGCATAACATTACCAAATACAGGTATCTTACCTATTAATCTTGTAAATAAAGGAGCTATTGGTTTTACTAAACTAGCTAAAACTCCACCACCACCTTTTACTAATTTACCAAGTCTATTGACAAGACTACTAACAACATCAATAGTACCTTTAGCTACACTTATTCCTTTACTAACAACACCAACTTTTGAAACTTTACTTAAAACACTTCCTGTTTTTGATAATATAGATGACTCTTTTATAGAAGTAGATAATGACTTAACTTTATTAGAAAAAGATGATAATCCATTAGATATAAAATCAGAAACTTTTAAAATAACATCATTTATGAGAGTTTTTATTCTTAATACCTTATCACCTAATTTAGATTTAGTGAAGTCTAATATAGATCCACTAATAGATTTAATAACACTTCCCCATTTTAACAACATTGAAGGATTTAAACCAATTGAAGTTAATAAAATACCTCCTATAGCACTCCATGTTGCAGGACTCATTAACAAACTACCTATAGATTTAAGTATTCCACCCAATATACCACTAATAGATACTTGACGAATTGAATTGAACATTGACAACAAACTACCTTTCAAGTTTGAAAATTTCTTTGCAATGTCTTGTGACATTTTAAAGAACTTCTCTCTTATTAAAGCATTCTGTTCAAAAATATCATTTATTATCTTATCACCTCTATTAGCACTAGCTTGAAACTTAGTATTAATTTTAATCAACTTACCTTTTAATACATCAGTTGTCTTAACAGAAGTAGTATTAATAGAATTTGATTCTTTTTCTATTTTATTAGATAAACTATCATTGGATGATTTTAAACTATCTTTTATTTCTTTTGAATTATTATCATTACTTTTTTCTATTTCATCTTTTATTTTTTTACCACTAGAAATTATATCATTTTTAATATCCTTATATACATTTTTAAATGCACCAACAACAAACTTACCCAAATCCTCTAACATATTATTAGATGACTTGGTACTATCTATTGATATTACATCTAAATCTCTCATTTTATTTACCTATTATTCTTCCGATAATTGTTGATCTATTAATGAAATATAACCTTCTCTCTCAAAAGGTGGCATATTTTCAATATCCTCTTTAGTGAATGATAAAAAATCATATGAAGATAGCTTTAATATCTCTTGAAAAACATTATAAAAACAAGTATCTGCTATCATCACATTAAAAAAAAATCAGACCAATTTAATTCTACATCTACTGTATGTGTACATGTATCAACTACCTCTGTTATTACAGTACCTTTATCATCATATAGATTTTTACCATTCTCAACAACAGGTGCTTCTTTTTTATAACAACATGATTTCTTCCCTATATTTAAATCATATCCATATACATCTATACCTTCTAGAAACTTTTCAATCTTCTTTTTATCATCAATACACATTTCTTCTAAAATAGAAATACGATCTTTGAAATCAATATTCATTTCTGTATGTGATTCGTTATCATCTTTAGGATGAACTAACATCTTTGAAATTGATACAGCTAAAGTAGTATTTAACATATCAACAGCACTAACTTTATCTTTTTCAACTTTACCTATATGATTCAATATCATCCTTTCAAATTTTATAGATGGTAATTGTAATCTTAATGAAATATCTCTATCTGATAATTTTATATCTTTAGTTAATTTTCTTTTATCTTTAAGTTTTTTAAATTTTAATTCTTTTAATGATACTTTACTAGAATTAACAAATTCACATTTAGGACATTTCCAATGATAGGTAACATCATCCTTTACAGACTCTTTTCTTAACTCAATTAATAAAATATCTCTATCCTTTGTTAATAAATCTTCAACTTTAAATCCTTCAGTTAAAACACAATTTTTAATTAACTTATCAAATGCTTCATTAATTAATACTTGATCTTCTTTCTCAATTGCTTTTAATACTCCTTTTTGTTCTCTTGTTGTAAAAGGACGTAAAAAAATATCTTCACCTGTAGATGGAATCTTAAATTTAATATCTGGAATTTCATTCTTTGCAGAACGAAACATATCTAACGCATTACTCATAGTAAACCTCTCTTATAAACTTATACTTATTTATATACCTTAAAATGGAATTGATACACTTGTACCCAATGGAGCATTTACAGTTTTATCAAATAATGTCTTACCTGCACTTCTTAAACCTCCACCAAATAAACCACCACTTTGTTGAAATGAATTATTAACCTCATTAGCTAATGCTAAACTAAATCCATCCATTTCATTCATTGTAAAATAATCATAACTAAATGTTACACTAAATGTTAATATATCATTGTTATTTGAACCAACACTCAAACCACCTATTTCACTAGGCCAAAGTCCTTTGAAACTATAACAATGAATAGGTACATCTTTAGGACTCAACACACAAGCATATGCTAAATTAGATTTATATAAATTAGGCGTACCATATGAATGATTAGTCTGATTAACTATCAAACTGTGCCATTGTGTGAACATGGAACGTAGTAGCAATACTTCATCACCTTTGAACTCTACCGTCCAAGGAACGTACACCTTTGTCCCTGCTATGGCTATTTTAGGAGATCCTTCATGGACATTAACTAAGGTGGCAGGTGTTTGAGTAGATGGTAAACTCATTGACGTACAAAATGTATTCATTACAGTTGATAATGTCATTCCACGACCAGAATCAACAACTTTATCTATTATAGGAACCTTGTTACTAGGATTCATACCACCTTTAAAGTCAAATATACCTAAATTAAAATGATTTCCTCTAGCGAAACCATTTGATTGTCTTCTGAATTTAGCTAACTTTGACATATAATTCTCTATAAAAAAACCTTCTCCTATATCTATTTATAGAAGAAGGTTTAAAAAAAATATTATTTGTATAATATTATGCTGGGACTGAAGGGTTAAACCTAACTCCTGCAATACCACGAATACTAACACCTTTCATACGACCATCTTCACCTGCATCAACATCAACGTCAGAAAAGATCATATCACCATCTAGACTATTCATGAAGAATTGATCATATGTAAAGGTAACATCAAATTGACTCAATTCTCCACCATCTTGAGTTACAGCAATTTCTCCTACACTTGATGGAAATGCACCCGCAAATGTAACAGTAGTTGCAATTTGACCATCCGCTGCTAATTGAGAAACACTTAAACCATCCTGCTTATATTCATTATGTGGTAATGAACGTAAGTTTTGTGTATTATATGTTAAACTAGACCATTTAATAAATGTGTTTCTTAAACTATGTGCTTCATCACATAAAAATGTACATGTCCAATCCTCAAATTGTGGTCTATCCGCAATCTTCATTTCCATTCCTCTATATGTAATAGGTAACGTACTATTAGTTACAGCAGGAATAGCGGTAGATCTACATAAAGCAGTAATAACCTGACTCTCACCTACTTGTGGTATTCGGACTACAAAGTATTGATTACGTGCAACTGAATGCACACGTTGTCTGAATGTTGCTAAATTAAATGCCATTATATAGTCTCCTTAATTATTTATACAATATTATTTATATTTATATTTTTAAATTAATTGTATTTTAAATGAAAATAATTTTCTCTCTTTTGTACCACCACGACCCTTTAAAGATTTTGTTATAATTGTTGGTTGACCTTTATCGTCTGTACCAAAACTAACTATCTCTACTGACTTATTTTTAAATTTACCAACTTTTACAATATCACCTACTTTTAACTTAGGTACATTCTCTATTATATATTTTTTAAATCCCATAAGTATATTTATAGTTATAAATTTTAATCCAAACTTTATTACCACAATCATAATATATTCTATAACCATTATCAATCATGTTTTCTTTTTCAGTTCTATTTTTATCAAAATTATCTAATATATTAGATAGTTTATGTTTTTGACATTCATACCTAGATAAAAAATTGTTATTTTTATAATAAAAATAATTTGGATTTGATACATTTAATAAATTAAAACCCAAAACATTGTATATATTACCTGAACTTCTTCGTCTATCTGAATAAGATAATATACTAGAAGGATTATATTTTCTTTCAAAATATTTTAACATTTTACTAGCACCACCTATAATAGTAGTATTACCTTTTGAACATAACCTAATTAACTCCCATTGATATTTTTTATTAAATCTAGGATTACCAAATGTCATGACAGATACTAATTCATCATTATAAAACAAACCAATTTTTATTTTAGATTTATCTTTTCCTTGAAAGTGATATTTGTCTAGAAATAAATCTTTATCCTTTGAAGTTATTTCTCTAATAGAACATTTTCTAGCAAATATTTTATTTTCATTCAATCCTAAATTATTTCTTAATATATACTCCCATTTAAATCTTTGAGAAGAATTCCACTCATTAGATATAATATGAAAACAATTTATTCCTATTTCTTCTGATAAATTATTTCTTTCATAATGCTTATTACATTTAATAGTTGAATTAGTTGAATGATAATATATACCATCATATTCAAGTGCTATATTAAATTCAGGAATATATATGTCATATCTTTTATAAGAATTTTTATTTTTATGAAATTTATATTGCTCTATAATTTCACCATCATATATACTCTTGATATATTTTAAAAAATCATCTTCTTCTTTAGACTTACCAATATTACCATAACAACCAGTACAATATATATTAGTTGATCTACCATCAGATAAATCAATGTAAATGTCCTTATTACATTTACTACAATTTAATTTAGCATTTTTTTTATTAATACCTTCAAGTAGTAATACATCTTCATTTAAAATTTTAAATCCTTGTTCTATTACACTAGGTTTAACATTATTTTTATAATGAGATACTATTCTATTTTTACCAGATTCTAAACTTTTACAATCATTACATACAGAACTATAACCTTTTTTATAATTATTATAGGTTAACTCTTTACCACAATAACATAGTTGAGTTTTATTAATATCATTCATTATATTAAAAAATCTTTTACTCCATTCATAATCATCTTTTTTTATAGATAATGTCTTAGATGTAATATCTAATATATTATATAAAATATATTTGTTATCTCTTTTTACTTTTCTATTTACCCATTGATTATAAAACCCACTATAAGTATCAATATCTCTTTTAACTATAAAATTCTTTATTACATCTAATGGTATTTTTTCATGAGTACCCCTAATATATTCTTCATAAAATTCTTTGTTTTCATTTTCTATATTATTCTTTTTTGTTATAGATGATTTATTAGAATCACCTTTTACAGTAAGACTACATTTAGGATCTTTACAATATCCTTTATATCCTTTTTGAAATGAAATAAATCTAGGTATTCTATTACAACTTTTACAATGTGGTTCTACTTCCATATCATTTAAAAATAAATATATACGTTTAGGTAATTCCTTATAACCTAATTCATCTATTTTATATTTACCTAAAATATCATTTAAAATAGGATAATCATCATATAATGTCTTCAATCTTTTAGATATTAACTTTCCAGTTTTACCAAATATTATAGATGAAAGTTCTTCTTTAGTCATTTTATAATTCCTTTTCAAAAGAAATTATTGTTTCTTTTTTTAATAATACTTTATTACCTAATAAAGAACAACTTATCATATATTCAGATAAAGTCATATTAGATTTTTTTGCTAATTCTTCAATTATAGTTTTTTCTTTTTCAGATATTCTAATACCAATATTTTTATTTCTCATAATAATTCCATTGTTTATACGTTTGTTTATACATTTATTTATATATTATAATAAAAACATATGAAAATCAATTAAAATATCCCATAAAAAAAAGGAGCATTCCTAAGAACACTCCTTTTGAAATTAATTTAGATATCTATATTACTATAGAGCACCAGAGGATAAAATTTCATCAAAACTTAGAACTCCTCCAACGTCCGAAATTTGAAGTTTAACGAACTCTGACGAAGTTTGCGGCCGGATCATTAACCATCCTTGGAATTCGTTACGAGCAACAACCTCTTCAGGATTGTTAGATTCGTCACAAATCACACGATACTCAATAATACCCCTACGTTGAAAGATACCATTTAGATAGTTATTAACTTGCGTTCTCCATTGTGCTCTAGATAGTTCATCATTAGGAGCAAAAAGAACGAATTTAGAAAACTTAGCAACATCTTTAGCAATTTTGATATATAGGTTTCTAACATTGATACGATCAGTATTAGAAGCTACAGATTGTAGAGTTTTATTACCCATAATAACGATACCTGATTCAGATTCATCAAGTACAGGATTAGTCCTATTGGTATATAGAACTTTTTGTTGTTCATCCGAAGCGTTGTATGCTACACGTAAGACTCCACTAGGAATAATACCCCTTTCAAAACCTGCGAAAGCAAACCAAGGATCAAAGTTATCAAAAGTAAAAGCTAACCTATTAGCAATATGTCCAGTACACGGAACCCACCTTTTCTTTTCATTGAATTCATCATAAACTTCAAAGAAGTTAGCATAAATAGCAGAATAGCTAGAATCAATATTAAGAACATCATTAACATAAGTTTTGATAGCACTAGTAGGTTTATTAGTTTTTTGTCCAGTGGAAAGATTAATCATAGTAGAAGCTTCAGGAGCTAAGATACCAATACAATCTTTTCTAGATGAAGCAATAGCATCAATCCTTTGTTTAACAGCAGTAGGAAAGTCTAAGTCAATTAAAGCATTACCTTGAATACCAAGAGACGATCCATATTGGTTATTCATTTGAATTAGGAATTCACCAGTTAGTAAAGATAGATCAGTTGTTAATTGTTCAGCACCTTTGATAAAAGTTCTAGAAACAGATTTAATAACAGTATCTTTAGCAGTATATTCAGAGTTACCTACAAGAACTCTAAGGTTATTAGAGTTATTTTCAACCACGTTATTAGCAAAGATACCTTGTCCTAGTGTATCTTTACCATCCCTATCAGAAGAAACAACCCAGTTACCAATAAGAGTGCCCCCTTGGAATTCATAAAAAGCAAATTCATCCGCACTAGTTGGTCCATACTCAAAGGATAGATATTGATTAAGAGCAGAAATATTAATTTTATAGTTATTGTTAGGATCAATAATATCATCAATAATTTCTTTAGTAACCCCAGTTCCACTTACAGCAGCATTGTAAGTAGTTTGTCCTAATGTTAATAGTTCATCTTCCGCAAAAGTTTCAGATAGCTCAGATTGTAATTCTTTTAGTAAGTCATAATCTTCTTTATTAATAATTGCAAAAGCAATATTGTTATATAGAGTTCCCGGTCCTACAGCGAATACGGATACTTGATTACTTATTTCATTAACAGCATCATAGAATCCACCACTAAGACTAGGACTAGCAACAGTACCAGCATTAGCGTCAGTAATAGTAGCATAACTAATAGGATAGTTACTTACAGCTACACTATTTTGAATTTTAATAGTATCACCAATACTAACATCTTCCGTATTAGCGATATAAGAAATGTTATTAACATCAGTTACACTAACTTGAGATTCACCAATAGTAATACCTGCACATATTTTAGAACTATCTTCAACACGTGTTACCCATACAGAATTTG